TTGCGAAGCGCGCCGTGCTGTTGCTCAGAGCTACCTAGTTAAGGTAGATGTACTCGTATAGTCATCCTGCATGCCGCCAAGGTATAAAGCCTAGGGTATGTACACTGCTGAGGTGCGCCACCTATGCTTGTTATGGCGTCGATAACGTCTACCTATTCCGCCACTTACTACCGCATTACATGCGTTTCTACCGTAAGAGCCAACTACACACCGGCGAATCTTGCGCATGTAGTTGACGGCCTCACGTTCAGGTGTCCTTATCTACAGACTCCCCGGCAGCTAGTTGGCTCTTACTTATTTGGTTAAAGGGTGGTTAGCCCTCTTCCTTTACAGTCGAGTCAAGCTTTTGGATAAGCTTATCTAGGGATTCCTCGGCAAACACCGTAGAAGCGTCTGCTGTGTTACGGATTCTATCCTCCCTAAGACAGAGTCTCAGTAAAAACTGTACCTCGACGTCACTTAAACTAATTCTCTTTCCCATATCTCTCTCCCTTCCTATGTGATTAAGAGTGGTTATTCAAGATCATTTGATTCAACGATAACTACATTCATGCCGAACATATCGCTAAGCTGCACAACAGAGTTAAGGTCGTCCTCGATTTTTGTTTGTGCATCTATTATTTTTTGTTTGTCGATTGATGATATATGGCAGACCACAGACTCTGTATCACCTTCTTGCTCAATACGCTGAACAGTCACCCCAATATTTTCAAGGTAGCTTTTTACCTTATCTCTGTATTCCATATCTCCACTCCTTCTATTTACTTATGTAAGGGCATAAAACCGATAGCAAGTAGGGTTGGCGAAACCCCAACGACGTTTACGCTGCCAATCTTACGCTGATTCCCTACCACCTACGTGCTTGGTATAGGTAGGGCGACGCTGAACGAGCACTTTATAAATTCGTCCTTAGATTCGAGCCTTGCTACCGGATTCCTGCCCTTGTTGGTTTATATAGTTTGGCGGGGGGCTTTAGGAATCGAACCTAACTGCCCCAGGGAACGTAAACCCCTGGCTAACATCCTTGTTAAGCACCCCATATAGTTGCGGCAGTTCCAGATTCGAACTGGCAAGCATAGGTACAATTCCAAAGACCTTGCTTGTGCCATGTACTGCCGCATATAGAAGGCCGAAGCCTCCACCCTAGCGCCCACGCAAGCGGTTGTGTGAACCGTTTAAGCTGTGCCCAGCACAATACCTGCGGCGGCTATTGTTGACCGTTAATCCGTTCAAGTATTGATGCTCCTTGTGACCGCTTGAGTAGGCGCTAGGGGTTGGTTAAGGACGGATAGCTAGTAGCAATGATGTAACTGTTGCGCGGATCGCCGCCTTAATGAGCACTCTCTAGAATCTCTCATCAGGTGCCGTTACATTCCTCAATCGGCATAGCCTACTAAATTCGGCCATTGCTACTAGCTATCCGTCCTTAACCTACAAGAACTTGAGATACCGCCCACCAGTATATGTAGTCCACGCCCCGAAAGACTTCTGACGTTCATATATCTGATATGCTATTTTTACGTTTACTTCTGGTTTGTACCTATCTGCTTCAGAATATCCAAAATGTGGGTACCAGAAACAGCCGACTTGCATAAGGGAAAAACTCCCCTTACACTTGCCGTGGTTATCTCCCCAGTTCACAGCCTGTATGTTTCCGCTACTCTCTGCCTGGCATATAGCCAAGGCGGTATTAACAGGCCAAGCGTATTGTTCGAATAGGTGACGGTATTGTTCGCATCCTTGTGTATTACTTGGTACGGCGGGTTTTACTTGCCTGGCCGTACTCTCCGGCTTCAACTCTGTTTCAGTTTTCACTGCTACCTTTTCGTCGCGTTTGTCCTGTTGAATTGGTGCTCGTGTTCGCTGTGTCTCTGGTTCCGAGTTGTCCGGAATTACCGAACTACTCGTTGGTTGAGTTGAATTGTTAAGTTGCGCCGGAGCTTCCTTGTTAGGTGCTAGGCTGATTAAGGCCGCACTTAACAGGGCGATACTTAGGGCTTTTATGAGTCCCTTCATATGCGCTCCTTCTGGTTTTGGTCTTTTGCTTCTTATATCGGGGTTGCCAGCAATAAATGCTGGACATATCTATGCTGCTACTGCACGTACACCTAGCTCGTAGCTCCTAAAGAATCGTAGGTCTTCCTGGCGGCTCTGCTGTTCCTCTTCCGCAGTTTGGTGCTGAATCCATACCAGATCGCGTACTGTTTCGGGTAAGCCAAGCCAGTTTTTGCCCTCGTATTCTTTGTAGAGCTTTTTGGCGGTGTCAAAGATCGTTTTTACCTTACGGCTGTGACGGCTAAATATCTTGTCGATATCATCAGGGTGGATGTACCCGTCGCCACTAACGCCGTAGGGGTGGTATTTGATATTCGATTTTGGCATGTGCTTTTCAAAGTAAGTCTTATCCATGCGAATCTCTTTACCGTTAGGCATAACGAAAATGTATTGCATGATTGTCTCCTTATTAGTGACAATCCCGATATAAGTTGTAAAAGAACCGTTGTATCTCCACCTCGGAGATGAATCTCTCAAGCTAGTTGATCTGGAAGCTTCTAACGAGTAGACACTCAAAGCTTTTATCAGATCATTCAAACGCTTGCGTCCTTGAACGGGGACGACCGCTAACTGCGCGATAAGTTTCGTTATCGGGCTCTTTAGGTCACAGGGATGTGTCGTGGCCTAAAGAGGTAACAAAAAAACCCTCCTGATTCTTCATCAGAAGGGTTTATAATGGCTAAAAATATGTGGTGCGGGTCAGGGGACTCTAACCCCTGGCCTCATCCTTGGCAAGGATGCGCTCTAAGCGTTAGGCTCGAAAGCCCGCACGGGCTATTTTTAGCTACACCTTCTGATGTGTAATCTTCGCTGTAGCTATGTGAAAGTTCAATTAACTATCCCTATAGTACTCCTAATGGTTGTTTATGTCAATTGTTGTTACGCCGTTTTTTCAAAAAGTATTTGTTATAAGGGGTAGCCGCGTATGATGTTTTTTATGCGCTCCCTCTAAATCTATGTCTACCACATGAGTATAAATCTGAGTGGTTTGTATTGATGAGTGGCCGAGCATTGCCTGCACGTAACGCATGTTTGCGTTGTTGCGTAACAAATCGGTAGCAAAGCTGTGTCTTAACGTGTGACCATGGACAAACACGTCAAAATCCACCTTACGGCGTGCATTCTCAAAGATACGCTGAAAAGCGTTTTTAGATAGTCTTTTACCATTCTGGTTAGCAATAAATAATGCAGGATTGCTGTCTGTGCGCATCGCTAAGTACTCTCGTATATATATGAGAGTGGCCTCATCTGTAAAGCAAAGGCGCTTTCGCTTCTTTTTACCTTTAATGGTAAATGTTCCATCCGTCCGTATGCTATTCCTATCCATTTTACGTATCTCAGCAGACCGCAAGCCAGCTGCGAATAACAGACTTATCAGTGCACGATTTCGATACCTATTTAGCTTTGAGTACCCCCGAGTGGGCTTAAACATGACCCTGATTAATTCCTCAACCTGGTCAACGGTCAAGAACTGGGGATCTGGATCATCCCTAGGTGGTAGGGTAATACGCTCAAAGCTTATTACATCGTTATTCCCTTCTATGCGCTGGTATTTCAATACCATTCTAAGACGGGTTAAGTACTCACGTACCGTCCCGACTAAACGCCCATCATCCAAAGAACGTTTCCAAGCTTTTACCTGAGGCAGCGTCAGATCTTCGATTTGTATGTCTTCGCCCAAAAAATCAAGTAGGAACCTGAGCGCACAATTGTGTGCATCCAAGGTTTTTTCGGACTGATTATTGTATATAATGTAGTCCAAACGGTACAGGTCAAACGCCTCGCTGATACTCATACTTCCACACCTTTTCCTAGACAGTACTTTAGTTATTGTTGTTCCTTATACCTCCCCTTGTAAACTGGATAAAGCGCACTGCGGCGCTTACCCAAAACGTGATATGATTGAGTCACTATTGTTGCAAAACTGTAAAGTTTATGCTTACTTAACTATTTGTTCGTTGGCTAAACTTTGCGGCTATGCGCTCCCTCGACTCTTTTGCTGACTCTTTCCAATTGAAATCATTGCGTGTCAGCATATCGTTTAACTCCTGAACTTCAGCCAATGCCTCATCCTGTTGGCGCTGTTTCATCCACTGAGGTTCAAATGGCTCTGCAAATAAGACCTCGATACTTTTAGCTGCGTTTTCCATGTGGCATACCCTCGTACCTGCATAGCCAATTGAAGTACTTAAACTTATCCCTACCTGTTTCCTCGGCTGTAACGGCCTTGCTAATTACAGAGTCACCAAAGCGCCAGCATGCCTTGTATACGGCTTTCATCTGCTCGGGCACGACTCCTAACCGTTTTGCTACTTCGACGGCGTTCTGTGCCACTTCTCGTAGCTTAGCGAGCCAGTCTAGTGTTCGTTGCCATTGCGCCTTGGATGCCACTCGTGCAAACCAGTTAGCGGGCGTGTCTTTGGCTAACGCCTGTTTCGCGAGTTCCAGCAAGTCGTCAAGATGACCCTCACGGATAAGCTTCTTGTAACGGTTGACCTTGGCCTTACGCCAGTAGTCACTACCCGTTATTAAGCTTTCTATTTCAGCTGGCAGTTCTATAGAAGTAACAGGAGGTTTATTACCTCTCTTTTCTATAGAAGCGTAACGTTCTTTTAATGCTTCACCTAAATTCATATCCTTAATTCCCCATATCTTCCAAAATTTAGACAACAGCAAACACACCCCGTACACTGGCGGGTTCTTCTGTTGGTGCTCATGTTGTTGTACGCACAACAGTAAGCGATGGTTGCCCGTGGGCTAGAGAATCTAAGGAAAATACTTGACAGTCATAAAAAAGACTTCCAAGAATATCCTGGAAGTCATAGATAGCCACGACATACCAGGCCTAGATTACTCTAGACCACGGCAGCTCCCTGTGACCAGACCTTTATTGTAACACGAAATGACTATAAATAAAAATTGGGGCACTCCCCTAGCACTGTCTAGGTACAAAGGTGTTCGAACCTCTTTCGGGAAGTACCCCAATCCTTGTTCGAACACACTACCTTGTACCTAGACACTGCCAGTATACCAAACAACAATAAAAACCCCTAGTACTCCTAACCAACCTATGTTATGCTTCTCCAGCCTCTACTCTTTAGAGTAGGTGTAGACAAAATGAAAAACCGCCCTGTGTACATTGGGGCGGTTTTCTGTTTCGTAGCACACTTTCCTTTGGCAAAAGTACTTACTATTATAGCAGCTAGCAGCATTTGCGTAAGCACCAGCGTTACGGTATAATAGCGAGTGACAAGGTAAAAAATTCTACGTACCTTACATCTAAGAGCATCCTTGAGCTTGGTGGTTTGTAGAATTCCCACCTTGCTCATGGGTGCTTTTCTGGTTATGGGGGGTTGGCAGAACGGTTAATGCAACCGTCTGTAAAACGGATTCCTTCGCGGGAGAGCGGGTTCGACCCCCGCACCCTCCACCAAAAATACTCAAAAAATAAATAAACCCCTTCCGAATTGGTTGGGGTTTATTTATTTCCTTCGCGGGTCAAACATCTCTGTTTGATTGGTTCAATCTTAGCACTAATGGTTGTTTATGTCAATTGCTGTTAGGTCAACCATTACTCTTATTATACTACCTGTGCGCCCAAATTAGCCAGAAACACTACTATCCCCATAAGTACACCTACAACAGTAGCTACTACAGGAGTGGCTTTACATTCAAGCATAACGTACCTTGTGAAGAAGAAAGCTAGTATTGCGAATATTAAGTTAAGTAGCAGTATCATAGTTACCCTTTCTTATTAGGTATTTGTAGAACCCCTATAGCTGTCAGGAATGCCGTAAGTGGGGTAAGCCAGCTAGCATCAGGAAAGTAAGTGGTGAGCGTGGTAATTGCAAAACCAGCAAGTGCTATCCAGAACTTCTGGTATTTACCTGGGTTGTTGAAGATGTCTTGTATATATGCGGTGATACTCATAGCTGTATAAACTCCTTAATCTTATTCATAGCCTGCTCTGCTGCTATTTGCTTAGGCGTAGCAGCCTGCCCTGCCCCACGGTTCCGTTCATACTGTTCAAGAACTACGGGGGCTACGCCATGCTCGGACTGTACGCGGGTGAGGTATTGGATGAATTCACCTAAATTGTCTTGGTATTTCTCTATTTCAGGCTTAGTTATTTTCTGGCGGGTAGCAATCCATTTCATCGCGTCCATTTCGCCTACGGTTAGCTTCATGTCTTCTCCTTGTGCTTCTTTATCTATACGGGGCAGGTCTAAATTGCCTGGGCAGCTGGTCTGGTTAAAGTCACTATGCTTCTTAAGTGGTAAATCACCGTGACGTGTCCGGATATCCCGGACAAGTGCGGCGAGGGTTTTGTATGTGTTACCAGGTACCTGCGGGTCTACCTCAATGCCTATGGTGTAAGGGTTAGCTTGTTTGGCATGCCAGGCGGTATCTGCCTCCTGAACCATTTTCACGACCCTATCACCTGAGACTATGTAGTGAGCTGATACTTGCACCTTGGGATCTTTGAAGTGGTTAATGACGCCATCAATCTTTGGTTTCTTAGCTGGATCATCCCAGTGATGGATGACGATGTACCTAATAGGCTGGGTTCTTCCCTTTTGGAAGTTTGGGGAGGCTATCCATTCGTAGTTCATTTCTTCTCCTTATACGTATAAATAAGCACCATAAAGACGGCGAAAGTTAGTAGCCCAATACTGGTGCTCACTGAAGTAAATGCCGCCAGATCGCTCGTAGGTGGCACATGCAGCCTTCCGGCAAGTAAGGGAACGCGAGGCAAAACACAGAGGATGTATAACGTCGGAAGTGCTAAGAGCCGCCAGCGTAGTGCGGTAAACCCATTCTTGGGCCGTCGTATTTCATTAACCTGCTTTGGGATAATGTAGAGCATCAGGAAGATAGCAACGACTGCCGCAATAAGTGAGAATAAGTTGTATATGTTAATTTCCACGATGATCCCCCCCTGTGGCTATATATATGCGTAAGGTAAAGCCGTTCTTGTCTAAAAGCTTCTTGTGCCGCATAGCCGTCCTGCTGGTGTCTTCGAGCATGGCCTTAGTTTCGGCATGGATTGCGTCAACCTGTCTGTCTGTCTCGGCTGGTATGAACATTTTCTTGAGTAAACGAAGCATTACCGTCTCCCTTTAGCAACAAGTGTCTTTTCTTCAATACGCTCCAGGGTTTTACCCATGTCGGCAATTGGCTTAACAAGATCTGTTTGGTACTTCCCTGCATCTTCAATACGTTTGTCTTTTTCTGTTAGGAGGAGTTTGCCCAGGATGAATACCAGTACAAGGGCGATTGCCAGCATGATGCCCAGCACACCCTCCTTCATGAGGCTGCTTAGGCCGCTTTCTACTACTTGTGTTTGGGCAAAGATCATTGCCTCGCCCCACAGCCGATTAAGAGCCGTTCGCAGGGTACAAGCACCTCAGCGAAGTCATCGTTAACGTACAGTTTTTCCAAGTCACCCGTAACAGGGTTTATGCGTACGTCTATGACAGTACCGGGATCACCTTTTTCGCCCTTCTCTCCCCTGTCACCCTTGTCACCCTTCTCGCCTTTTTCACCGGGAAGAATTTCGTGCACGACAGTCTTCTTTTCGATAATGGTCGTAGTCCCATCCTCACCCTTTTCCCCTTTTACGCCGGGAACAGGTTCGGGTACCTCTATAGTCTCCATGAGCTTCTTTGGGTCGATCTGCTGGTTAACGTAATTACGCATTTCCCGAGTGCTGCCCTGGTACGACGTATAGATCATGACAACGATAAGGACAAGCAGCGAAAACCAAGCGATAGTAAACCAGCGCATAAGTTTCTTGTACTGCTTGTCATTCATACTAATTACCTGCTCGTACGAATGCCTGATATGCCGTGTTGGCTATACCTGTATTTAATTTGATTCCTGTAGCAGTAAAGCTATCGAATTGGGTGGATACGACAGGGACTAATAGGCCGCCTACCATTTCGTAGTGGCGGGCAAAGTAGGCGTTTGTCTTGAATGTATTTGCAATCGCTCCATCGCTATATGTGGAATAGCAGAATTGTTTGGTAGCCGTAGCCATGCCGGAAGAGGTATGGCTTACAGTATCACCGCCGTTCTTTTCACTAAAGATAATCTCAACCCAAGTTGCCGGAGTAGACAAGCCAAGGTTGTAAGTAACCAGGCCTGTAGTTCCAAGTGTTAGGTATCCTTGTGTAAGTACACCCATTACTTTGCCTCCACCTGCCAGAAGTCATCTCCTTGATAGCGGATGAGCTTGTTGCCTTGGGAGTCGGTTTTGCGTTTTATCACCGCTAGTCTTTCTGCGCTTTCCATTTTTATATTGCCTCAATTAGGGTACACACCAGCTATGCATGATTTATGTTAGAGGTGATAAGTGATCTGTGACTGTGCATATTTTTCCAATAAAAAAGCCCCCAACTCCTAGGAGCGGGGACTGACTTAGTCGCTGTGTACATTATACCATAGTTGATTTTTTACAACGTTTGTGCTAAAATGCAGCTATTAAGAGATAGAAACCTAGAGCGACTGAATGCGTGCTAGAATAAACTTCCTACGTGCTCATATGGATTGGGCAATCATTATCGGCATATTGATTTTAATTGCTGTTAGCGTGTTTGCTGTGATGTCATTTATCCGTGGAAGTGATACGGAACCTACTAGCCAGAACGTAGTGCCCACTAATACGTATGACCAGGCCATTCCTGATCTGCAGAAGATTATACCCCCAGATTCAGCCTATCCGGCACCAGCCAAAGAGCAGCGGGCCTTCTATAAAATATATACAGAAAAAGAAGTGCAATACAGCATAGAAAAACTAGTTATCAATACGAGCAATAATCCAGCGCTGGGGCCAGATACCTATTTAGTAAAACTATATAATACGGCAAATAAAGACATCACCGTGCAGGACTCGGCCGCCGTAACGATTGGCTGCTCCGCTAAAGACAAGCCATATGCGCACACGGCCATACCTGCTCAGCCCCTGATCCTTTCTCCATACGAGAAAAGAGATGTAAAACTAGCTGTGGGCGTAAATTGCATGTATCTTGGGACTTCCGATAACAAATACTTCTGGAGGATATACTAATGGTGGGTACTGTGCTTCTTATTGTATTTGTACTTATGCTAGTACCTGTTATTGTCATCGCAGGATGCTGGGTCCTGATGGGTACGCTTAGTATTATTGGAAATAATAGAGTTCGACATGAGGTGTCATCTGTTGGCTCTGTTATAAAACGGCTAGCCGTAATAGTACTTATTGTATGGGTGCTTGTAGCATCCATAAGCGCACTATCTAGCTAAAGCCCGACGGCTGACTCTACGTCAGTTCCGGCAGTACCAGAGCGGTTAGCTACCATTTGGAATTGATTGCGCAGATATCCTAATTTTTGCTGCCTCACCCGTTCAGGGTCTGCGGCTTGTGGAATGAAGCGCTCGAATCGCTTAGCTTCATCGTTTGTAATGGCTGCACCAGTACGCAAACGGGCAATAACGTCAATAATCTGCTGTGCCGCAGCGTCTGCTCCTGATGTGCCTAAAACGCCGCCGACTGCACCACCGAACGCTCCGCGTCCAGGTATGACGCGTTTAGCGAGCACACTTGGGTCTTCCGCTATAGCGTTCTCGAAGTCATCAATAGCCTGGATTCCGGTCTGTGCATTACTTATGATCTTGCTAGCTTCAGCACTTAACGGCTTTTCGGCTGCACCGCCTCCGCTGGCCATCGCATACATTTCGTATAGCTCAGCATATTTTTTGGCGTTTTCAGGATCGCGTTTGATGTCAGCTAAAAAGTTCTCACGTGGGTAAGGGCTGATGGGTTCTGCAATGTCGGTAGTATCATCAATTAGTACTGTATCCTCTGGGGTCGCTATATTCTCCCCTGCCGCTTCGTCGGGTACAACCTGATTAGCTACGATGCTACCGCCAACCTGCGCGATGCCGGGGTTGATAGTCGCTGAGCGGTTTCTGAACTTATCCATAATTGTACCACTCGTAACCTTATCACTGTTTCGCGCAGTCACTTGCCCTATCTTGCTCTGTGCGCCAACGGTCGCCTGTTTGAGTGCTCGTGATTTAACGCCAAGAATAGGAATGCCAACACTCTCCTCAGAAAGTTTGGTTATTTCTGGGTTGCGTTCAAACAATATAGCCATATCGCGTTTAAATGATCGAATTTCTGGTATCTCACTTAGTACGTCGTCCCCCGCCCTTTTCGCAGCGAGCACAGCGGCTTCTTTGTCAGTTAAGGCAACGCCCCGAGCTATTTTGTCTTGTGCTCGCTTTGCTATAGGGTTAAGGGTCTTAATGTAGTCGTTTATTTCCTTTGCACTGGTGGCACCTTCGAATTTATTCAAATGTGCTTGTAAGTTACGTTGTGCGCCTGTCGTCGTTAGATCAAGGTCGGCGTACTTGAGGGGGTCATCAACAGCCTTCTGGACAGAAGCGCGTACGTTAGCTCCGCTAAGTGGCACTGGTGATTTACTGAGTATGTCATCAACTTGTCCGCCGAGTTTGCCCATAGTCTCATCTACCTGACGCAGTTGCTTCGTGGGAGTGCCGGAAATTTTGTAACGGTTTAGCACTTCTACTGCATCATCAACTCGATTTATATCACCTACTCCACCGCCTGTCTTAAGGCCGCTACCTGATCTTGTTGCGTTGCGGGAGAATTTACTGAGTAGTGAGGGAGTGTTTTGTGCGGCTGTTTTAACTACCTGTGTACTTGCTTGCGCAGCTTCTGGTATTGCCCGGGACACCGCCTGTTGTGATCTTTCATAACCGTTGCCACTTGCAACAGGTATTTTTGTGCGAGTGCCTTGCATTTGAACCACTGATTGTTTTGGTGCGGGCTGGAACAAAGAGGCCCCACCGCCTGGAGTGCTCTTTCGTCCTGAAGTGCTCCCAACTTTACTGCTAACTTTGTAACCCTGACTGGCTAGTTGGGAGCTGGCAAGCTCCATATCGCTAAGAGTAGGGTTAGTTAGTGTTTTGTTAGCAGTTTGTTTAATTGGCACCCCGCCGCCTGTGATATTGGTATCATCCAGGAATTTAACTGGTATCTGGCGCTCTTGGGCTACCTGGTCCACTCCGCTCATGATCGGATCGGTGGCCCGCTTTTTAGATACTGCCCTAGATCCACCCTTAAGTGATCCCTTAACTAATGCACCCCCGGGAGCAATGGCGCCAGTAGCCCCACTGATAACGCCCTCTGCTGCAGCCTTTTTCCAGTTTACTTTGTCGTCGCGTACCTTTTGCTCTGCTGCGCTACCTCCTAGGCCGCCAACCAGCCCGCCGATGCCAGCACCCAAAACAGTACCGATACCAGGTAAAAGGGCTGTGCCTAATGCAGCGCCCCCAATAGCACCACCAGTTGCGCCTCCCTCAGAAATTAGAGATGTAGCCGTACCACCTCGGCTGCTTACTTTTTTCTTCTTGTTGCGGTTCTTTTCGTAGGCGCTCTGCAGCCCGGCCACTTCGTCGTCACTAAAAATTGCCATTAGAATTGTAGCCTTTGGTTATCAAATACGCCTGCTCTGTTAAGTAGTTCAAGTTTTGCCTGATCGTAGAGGTTACCTTTGGCGGCGCTCTTTTTGATTGCCTGGTAGGTTTCCATAATTCGTCCGTTATCTTTTAGGCTTAGTAGTTCTTGAACTTTTTGGAATGCGCGTTGTTTATCACTATCAGATAGGCCAGATTGTTGCTGGGCCGGGGTGGCCGTAGTCTTTCCTAGTGTAGGTGTAGCAATAGATGCAGCCGCAGCACGCCTCGCGTCAGCGGCACGTTGTTGTTCAAGCTGGAAAGCCCTATCTGCTTCAAGCCTTCGACGATCTTCAGTCTCTCGACCGAGGGCAAGATTATATCTGGTGGACAGCGCCTCGCGTCCAGCACTATAGTCGTTAAGCTGCCCCTCGGCTAACATCTGAGCTGCTCTTTCTTGATCGCTTAGATTAGATTGTGCATCACCCAGGCTACGAGATAGCGAACCATATTGCTCAGCAATAGGAGCTCGTTCGTTAGCTACCTGTTTTTGCCGTTGTGCCTCTGTGACAAGACTACCCTGCGTACGACCAGTAACTGAGGGGTCTACTGCGTTAAGTGCATTTTCGGTATTTGTAAGAGTGGTACGAAGGCCAGCAACTCGTGATCGAATCTCAGGTATTCCATACTTGCCCATGGCCTCGTTGAGGACATCAGCAGAGCTTTTACGTTTGCTGTCGTAATCGGCGAGTTGTTGGGCTAGTTGTTGACTGTTTTCCATATATAAAAAGCCCCCCTTGGGGATATATGAAAAACAGCCCCATAGGGGAGCTGTGTTTAGCTGCTACTCGGATTATACCATAAAATGCCTAGGGTATAGGAGTAATCGGAGCATCATACTGAATGGCTATGGCGTTAATTGTTTGGGCGTTAAGGATGATGCTTGAGCCTGTAGTATTAATGATGTTTAGGCCTATAGAAATTGTGGTCGAGGAATAAGCTATATATATCTCGACTATCTCGGTGCTTTTGTACTGGTAGACAGTATAGTTAGGTAAGGAAGTAGCTAGCCGCTTACCTGCATTAGCAGGAACCTTTAGGCCAGTATCCGGGCGTTGGAGGTAGAGATTGGCTATAGTACCCGTACGTGAATATGGCAGGTCTGCTTGGAACAGCGTATTGCTTCCGTTAGGTACAACGGTCGCAGTAATGTCTATTGGCCTAACAATGCGATCGTAGTTAAGGAATGCCTCAGTGAGGTTGCTGAATACAATTGCATCTGGCCTAATCCTAGTCATCGTAGTAAATCCTGTACCATAAACGTCGCGCCCCACTTGCAGAGAACGGATAGGTGACGTCCATAATTATGTCGCTATTCTCAATAAATAACTGTACCTCGATCTGATTGTCATCATATAGAAACGGATTGCCGGCTGTACCGCCAAAATTAAGCGGCCATACCTGATTAGGCAGAGCTTCTATAAATACCTTTGCGTTGGGGGCATATTTTAAGGGGTGCACTATTGTGCGCAGTCCTGAGGCTGTTACATTGTCCACATCCTGATCGAATATCTTTTGATAATTGAGCCTACTGTCTAATGAGAAAGACTTATTTCGATACATAATACTCTCAATAAAAGGATTAGTAGTATCGTAGCTGTCTATCCATGTGCATATAACTTTGTAGTAGACGGTGCCCGTAGTAACTGGGCGAGGGATGTAAATATACGTATCGTCTGAAAAAGCTATAGTTGTATTAGTAGAATTTCCCCCACTCCCGCCATCGTAAAAAGTACTCCCATTAAGAGACCATAACAAATCACAGAAAACAGGCCTCGGTAGGCCATGAGCAAATCTATACATCTCTATAGGGTTCGGAAAGCCAAGAAACGTATAATTTACTGTAATAACATCTGTGGAGGCATTAAATGAATCCTCAAATACTCGCACTACTTTATCAACATTTAAGCTACTTAAAAGCTGTGCCTGGTCTTTAACTTTCGACGGATTCAAGGGCATCGTAACCTTCTTTCACAATGATTACAATTGGCTCCTCACCTGCTATCAGGTAACCATCTGCGTATGATATATTGCCCTGAGTATCGTACAGGTAGCGTGTTTCTGAGGTTTCAACTTTTTGCCTTGTTCCAGCTGCGTCATAATAACCAATGCCGAATTCCCCGTTGCCATCAGGTAATACCCCGAGTGTAATAAATGACCCATCTGTATTAACAATTCTCTGCGTACCTCGAAGGACACCAGTAGTGACCTGGCGGGGTATGACACGGTTCGATTGCGCCATGTCCTGCACACTCCGCGTAGAGAAGGTATCAAATTCATTTTTGAGATCTACCAATAAAGGGTCGTCTATCTTGCTAGTGGGTGCGCCGAAGAAGTCGTCCATTAGAAGGATTTCCTTTCTGCCAGCGGGTCCCACTCAAGGGCATTCGCCAAAATAACTGGGGGTGTCTCGCCTTCACAGGTTCCATCAAACCCATAAACAATATTTTTAAAGACGCCCTGCTGAATAGTGGATACAATTTCCTCTCCGCTGGTCATAGGATCGTGGGTGACATCAGCCGCACCGTTAATGCTATGCACGGGTGTAATGCTTACTCCGGCTGGGAGCGTCTCGGTAAATATGCCCAGACGAGTGGCTTGTTTATCCTTAAATCTGGCCCGAGCATTGAACTCAAGAGCACGGAACTTAAATACGGGGGCTGGGTCACAATAACTGTCCACGATATCAAGGCCGTAGCTAGTGCCGTCTTTCCAGGAGATATACATCTCGTCTCCATAATTACGTACCATACCAAGCTGTAATGTGCCGGAAGTGTTGAGATTTGTCTGCGTAGAGATTACATACGAGTAACCAAAGGATGAGGGGTAGTCTTTATCTAATGAACCCCAGGTATATACTCCATATTTGATAGCCGTGTTTGACGTGTAGGACGGGTATCCTAGATGAAGCAGGTTGTCACGAACAGTCATCATGTTAGGATATACATTTGTGTCGTCTACAGTATCCCGATAGGCAGTGCTTGTATTGGCTAGAGTACGAACCTTAATAATGTTTTTGCCACCAGCCCACGCACAAAGTGCCCCGTTCACGAAGAAGTAAGGGAAGTTTTCAAAGGTATGTATTCCCTGCGGTGAACCACCGGACACATCAATTATCTGGTTGGGTGCCTGTGCCGTTCCATCCCAGATAAAAAGTTTTCCTTCCTGGAAGTCCTTGTTACCATCTGTCGAACGTTTTTCGCAGGCTATCACGGCGAACTCGTCTGTGACGGCAATACCGCATACCATGAAGCCAGCAGGAAACACTAGACGGTGGCGCTGGAATTCGTTATTAGGTGGGTTATCCCCTGTTAGAGGCTCCCACACAGCAAGATAGTTTCCATTTCCTATTAGGGTGAATTGCTGGAACTGTGCCATAGGGTGTAGCCTGTTAGCAGTATCAACTAGCCGATAGGCCCATAATTCAAAGTCAGCAGTATTTAGCGTGCCTGCTGTTGAACATGCCACTGTGCCATCTGCAACGGTTGAGGTCAAATGGAAATGATATGTTCGTGCATTTGGCTTAACTAACGCCCTGACCTGTGAGGTGAATAGAAACTCAGTGGTACCAGCAGAAACCGTAACATTCGCTTTTGTTACGGATGCCAGTACATTGTTTAGCCCGTCGTGTAGGGTGAGCGTCCAGTCTCCTGTACCGGGCGTTATTATGTTTACCTTGATCGAATAGAACGGCTCAATGTCTGGCTGGAAGTAGCAAGCCTGCGCTTCATCAATCGCAGTAGGTACGGAGTAGGTCTGTGTGCCTCCTGTACGGTAGGCGTTACCATCTGTCGAACGTGACTCGCCATATGTTACATCAAATTGCGGATTACCCGACATCGGGTACATGCGCCGCACCTTTGTAGGTAGGGCTGCATATATTGCGTCAGTATCCTCCCTGTATAAAAGCCCATCGGTGCCATCCTCAAGCTTTCTGACATAGGTAACTACGTTATTGGTATCAATCTTATAGAAATGTCCCTGATCACCCAGTGCATACCGATTGCCATTCTGTACTTGTGTCATGTTCAATATGAGGTCTTGGATAACACCAGCCGATATTTTACGCGGGCCAGGTAAGACGGTTAGTCGCGAGGGGTCACGTCGGAACTCTAACGCCTGGGACGCACCAAAAGAGGCAGTGGGGCCAACTGCACGGTCACTCGACTCCCCACCGTAGAATTTCTCTACACTGATAACCCTTTTCTGTGTGTCGCTCATGGGTATATGACTGGGGGTGTTAAATCAATCCAGCGTGCGCGGCGAGTATTGGGTCGTGTCTTGACTCCCATCCTTGAGGTTGAGCGGCCGTATGTTTCCTTGGCAGACTTCACCTTTGCATCGAAACGAGCGCCAAATTGTACCGCTGTTTTCTGGTCATTCTGCATTAGATAAAAACGTTCGACGGCATAGTAAACCGGGGCATCCTGGTATGCTGGCGGAATATCCATAACCTGGCCTATGCGGAATGATCGGGTACTACCGCTAATGCCCTCGTAGAAGTTCTCTAATTCAAGCTCCGACGTAGAAACATATGCTGCAATCCTATACCATCTGCCATCAGTGCCATCCGTAACCTGTAGCCACCTACCCACCATCTGGGGAGTAAAGCTGGTGCCTGAGTGTGTGATAGATACTGAGTCGTTGGCTACGGTGATCGTACCCGTTGTGAAGTCATTGGCAGTGAACTCAATTTGTTGTGGCTCGTGTGATACTTCCAATCCACCAGCCACATTAGCGGATGGAATAGGGAGCAGGCCAACCTCGTTAAATCCTCGGATAAAGTAATGCGTTGGATAGTTGCCTGTAATGGCAGTGGCGTTAAGGTTATTCCATTCTTCTTCCGATGTCACAAGTTCGGGCGTATACCAGAATGTGCCATGTAGGCATCTAATGGCCGATATGCGTACTACGTCAGCCGGAAACTGGTAGTATTGCCTGTCAGCTTCCAAGTCGGCTCTCTTATACTTCTTGTTGAACTTCCGGCCAAGGCGGTTTAGAAACATCGTACCGCCCTCGTTAATGTCTCTCTTGGCAATAATCAATCCAGCCGCAGAATAGTCTCCGGTTATTTGCTGGTACATTACCGTTTGATCTTCAAACGTGAGCATTGCAAGCTAGACCTTTAACCCTATTGCTATCCAGGTGAAGCCCATACGAAAGGTGTTTGGGATGGTTGTACCGGAATCACGGCTAGACCATCCGACAGTGAAGCCGGAGGTTGTAGTATTGTTTGCGTGAAGAAGCTCATTTGACCCAGCGTTAAGACTTGTTACGCCCGTTGGGTCACTACCTGATATACCACCACAGTGACCAATGATAACGCCCAAGACGGTCGAGTAAGTGACAGGAAAGGTTATTGTTTTTGCACTTGAATTTGCGGCTGTTCCGTTCCCGGTTACAAAATCAAAGCCAGTCTGAATAAGGAAGTTTTCTTGAATTGTGGAGGTAGCTATCACCTTGCTGTAAATTTGGCCAAGACGAATAGTGTTGTCGGTGGCTAACTTCATTAGCATCTTCTCTGAGGATGACGCATTGAGTGCATACAAGTTATCATTGTTAGCGAGCTGTATTTCAGTGCCCCGTACGCTGTCTGGTGCAACATGGCCATCTTTTATATTCAGACCGTCTATAGTCACGCCATTAGCTGGCGTACTTTCGTTAATCGTGTCGACTTGTGGTGTTACGAGTGTGGGGGTGCTCCCGAAGACAGCGGCACCCGTGCCAGTTTCATCACTTAGCCGGGCGGCTAGTTGGGCGGAAGTAAGCCCACTGTAAGCGCTTGTACCCGAACCATTCCCGATAAGAAATGTGTTATTGGCCGGGGTAGATGCGCCTGTTCCTAGCTTTGCCTCGATAGCCTTAATAGCATCATTCTGATTTGACTGACCACTTGATAAAGACGGGCTATTGGTCTTATTAACAGCACTTGGATTAGGAAGTGTCGTGCCGTCATCTGCAGACGCCGGGAAGTTTGTAGCCATTACGCATCCTCCCATTCTGTGGGCTGTTTCTCGGTATCAGCTAAGTCACTGTCTACAACGCCGTCATAGTTCCTTGTAGTTGAATCATAGGCATCAGTAGATGAGTCATACGTATACTCATTGGCTTCTGCTGAGGGGTTTCCGCTCCAATGTGTGGGATTTTTCATGTCTATCCTTGATGATTTAGAGCACTGACCGTAGTGTCCCCAGTTGCGCTTGCGGTAACACTGACAGAACCCGTAAAGCCGAAGTATCGGAATGAGTTACCTACGACAGGATTGGTTATAACGGCTTTTGCGAAGCTGTCATCGTTTACGGTTAGCGTGCCCGTGAACCCAGTATTTACGGTGATAAGAATCCCGTATGTCTTGCCTATCGTTGCTGGACTAGTATCTGTGATGTGAATCATGGAGCTTCCTTTGTATATGAAAAGCTCCCAAGAAAAGCAAAAACAGCTCCACTTGGGAGCTGTTTAGCTGCTACGTGTATTATATCATATTACCGTGCTGATCAGCCGTGTTGTGGCTCAACCCAATGTGGATCTGTTTCAGGCCCGGGCAAGTTAGGGCATTCCTCATAGCTATCATGGACAGCTGGACGGATATTGGTATCTGCAATCACTGAATTAGCTGCTGGCTGGAACCACATCCCATCTCCACAGTAAGTGCAATTTACAGCCGTTACCTCGCCCGTCATCTGGTTCATGGGATAATCTTGGTAATCCTGTGATGTTAATGTTGGTTGACCTGTTACGGTCATGAGACATTCCGTCCCATCCCACATGTGTACTAATGCCATACTATTCTCCTTTTATAAAATTAAGCTAAAACCTAATGAATATGTCCAGCTGCCACTCGCCGAATGCGTAACAACTGCACGCCAAATTCTTGGCAATGCGCCAGACTTACCAACATACCCTGCTGCTAGATCAGTAGATAGAACGCCAGGATACAGTGTAAGTGCTTTCGCTCCCGTGGCGGCAGTAAATAAGACACCTGAGTCTACAATGTCTACGTAACCTCCTGAGACGGGGTCTTTTGCCTGTATCTTCACTCCCAAGGTTTCAGCCCCACCAGGTTGAGCGGTTACGTTCAGGATAAGTTGTACTCCTCTAGCATTGTAGTTAGCTTGGTCAGGGCTATTTTGTGTTGCCGTACGGGCGAGACTAGCCAGTACAGTTCCCTCGTTATTGTTGCGTCCACGCTCCCACCTGTCTGCTGTAGGGTTGTAGAAGGAATTTGCCGAAAGTACAAATGGGGCCGATGGGTTAGTCATAGTATCACTTGCAGTACCCGCTCCTGGTAGCTCTGTATCAATACCTACGGAAGTGGCGAAATGAGGAGATGTGGATAAAAATGTAGCGGCTTCAACCGTCCCACTGCCGTAAGATGTTACGCGGAGGCGAAGATACCTAAAGAATATAGGGCCTTCTATCATGCCTAGCCCGGTAAAGGTGCTGGTATACATCTGGGATAGGGAGTTAGAGTACTTTGCGCCAATGGCTCGAAAGTCTACGTTGTCTATTGAGCCTTGTATGGTTACGGTTGCAGACCACGTACCCGTAAGTTGGATAGCGAAGGACCGGTAATTTGATACGTCAATAGTGAACACATTTGAGTTAAGTGTAGATGCCGAGAATCCTGTCTGGTAATCCGACCCAGTTGCTGATACTTCTGCATCTACGAGAGTACGCCCCGTCACTGGATCAACCTCTACTGGAACAGGCGTAGTGCCATTAGCAGAACTTACGCCTATGAGACTATGCCTCCAGTTTTCATCAGTTACTGCGTTTGTCATTATTTGTCCAATATCCTATTGCGCCTCTGAGCCATACTCTGGGCTTCCTGCAATTGCTTTTCACGCTCAAGTAAAGATGTCTCCCTGGACTCAAGCATTTTTGTTGCTCGCCTCTCATAATCCTTGAGGTTTTGATGCTCTAGCTTTGCCTGAGCAAGTGCGGTTGTTGCTGAGTCTAGAAGCACCAAAACCTTTTCTAGCTTGTTGTTTCCGTCTGTTAATTTTTCCTGGAGCCGTAGCCATTCCTGCTCATCTGTTGGCTCTATAGTGGTGGCTGGTGGCGCTCCCTGTTCCTGTTGCTTGGGTGCTGCAATTTCGGCTTCGAGCTGGGCCTTTGTTTTCTCAAGCTCGCTAATCGAGAGTAGTAGCTTGTTTTGTCTTGTCTGCAGTACAGATATTTCAGCATTCAGGTTGGTTGTTTGGGTCGTAAGAACATTAAGCTCTGACTCTTTTTCTTGCACATCCGCGTCAAACTTCGTCTGCATTTTACCTAGGGCAACAGTCACTTCGTGAAGTTCAGTTTGTTTGACCTCATTCTCGTTGTCTAATGACCGTATTTGTTGCTTCTGGCTAGCAACAGTATCTGAATGGTTCTTATTAAGTAGTTCAAGCCGAGAAGTCTTAGACTCGATAGCTTCACTTAGGTACTTGTTTTTTGCAGTCAGCGAAATATTATCGCTCTCTAGCGACTCTTTGGATTTGGATAGCTGAGCTACAGCTACCTCAAGCCCCTCTGCTTGTTCTAATAGCCCCTTAAGAGCTTGCAGGTCGGCCACGTTTGCCTGATCCTGTGTTAAGCGCCATCGGCGCTTCGTTTATGGGTTGCACGTCAACAATCTGCACATCCTCGTCTACTCCCACAACAAGCTTGTCGTAGTATTTCTTTCGAAAGTCCTCATCAATGAAGTTAATGAATTGACCGTCATTCTGGGCCATTTGAATGGCTAATTTGTATACAAAGAGCATGGCCACATATCCATTAAGCTTGACCGTCTGACCTGCTTTTACGACAAACTTTTTATTTACTCCCTGAAACAGAAAGTCGGCTGCTGTAGGGTTAGTTACGGTTACTTGCTGGTCTTCTCTCCAGTCAAACTCTTTGGGGTTCATGCTTTCTCCTTGTATTAAAAAAGCCCCCAACGAATGTTGGGAGCTGTATAAGCTGCTGTGGCTATTATACCACGAAAGCTGTATGTTTGTTTTGTTTAGGCTGCCGTTGTTACGTTAGTCCAGGTCGTTGAACCAGTTGTATTTACATACAAACGCGTGGAAGTACTGGAGCCATCTGTACGCAAGTACAGGCTGCCTTGTGGGGCAGTAATGCTTGGTGCACCAGAGCCAAAGTAAATGCCTACGACACCAGCCGCGCCTGTGCCGATACGCAATGCTTCGGCACCACCAGCAGTTGCAGATGCGCCACTTTTGCTTACCTGAACACCAGCCGAGCTTTGATTTCCGGTTGAGGTAACAGTGCTACCAAAAGTTGCTGCCTTATCAGTGATAAGACCATCTTCTTTGACAGGAGGCAGATAGTCCTCTATTTTTCGTGCCATATATCCTCCTTAGAACATTGTTAGGTAAGCTGCGCGGTTTTCGGTAGATGTGAGTGCTTCAGAAGCAACTCCCACCTTAGCCTCACCAGCTGCGTCTTTGAGGCCAACTGCACCAGCTGTAGCTGCGCTAATGGTCAGCTCAACACCCTTAGTCATTGTTGAAGCGTCAGCAAGTACCGAACACTCACCACCAACCTGTGCCCAGTAGTAGTAAGTCGCTGTTACAGCTACGTTGGACACGCCTACGGGTAGATCTGCTTGGTCAGTTGCTGAAATTACTGTGTCTGCCCATGGGTTTTTCTTCAGAGTTACTTCACTAACTGATACGGTAAGACCGACCAGCAGTGGTTCGTCATCGAACAGGTAAACGTTGCCGGCTAGTGAGCCAGCATTAGCAGCGTTACCGCGCACACCGTATTGGATGCCTTCGCCTGTAGCATCGTTAACGGTCATGAAACCGTCAGCGTACTGGTCGGAGGTAACAGCAGTTGCGCCATAGTTTACAGAAACCGTGGTGGCTCCTGCTGCTACGGTAGCTGCTACTGTACGATTGGTGTGGTTAGCTACTAAGTCAGCGTTAACTTGGAGGTTTCCTGCTACTAAGTTAGAAGCGCCAGCACGAGCATAGCGGTATACGCGTCCATCTGCTGATTCGCCGATAGAGCCTAGGCGGTGAAGCTTCGTAGAGCTTACTTTGCGAAGGTCTTGGGCACTCAATGAAAGTCTTTGTGTAATCATCTTATTCTCCTTAGATGCCTGTTACGCCGTAGATAACACCGGAGCGGACAGGGTTACGGTTAATAAGCTGACCGTAGGCAATGATGTGGCCGATATCACCAAGCTGGTTGTATGGGTTCATCATTTCGGTCATTTGGAAAGCACTTGGAGATGGTTCTTTGGAGAACACACCGCGAGTTACTTCATTGCTCAACTTGATAGCCTTCATCTGTGGGAAGTCTAGGCGAGCAAATTCGATGCTGCGTTCGTTAAGTGTGTAAATCTTGCCCGTAGCGATCTTTTCATCTTTAACCAGTGGGATGCCACGGTGGAAGATTGCAGTAAAGCCTGATGCTGCACCCTTTTCGGCTGCCTTAACCGTTGCACCGCTTTCGGTGTATGGGGTTACGTAGCTTGGGATGTTTTCGTACATCTGACGGGTTTTAGGATCAAGCAGTGATTCAACATTGCCCCAAATGGTCTTTGTTGTGATCATGATGTCCGTGCCTTCGTTAGTGTTCGCAGGAGAACACAGGTCAATCTGTGTACCAAGGCTTGCGAGTGTAAGAGTCGTAACAGGCGTTGCTTTACCGTTAATGACCGAACCATACGTAGTCCGGCTAAGGGTACCGTACGAAGTAGTACCCAATGTGCCATCGTCAGTCATGAGGTCCAAGCCCTCGATGTCGTCACCCTGGCCTAGCCCGGTTAGACGAGTAGCAAGACGGTTCTTAAGCGAGTTCTTAGCTACGTCGATCTTGCGACCAGCGAGCTTGATAACCCCAGCCTTAGTCTTGTTGACGGCGATTTCAGCCCAAGGGATAACGATACTTTGGCGCTCACCCTTTGGAAGCCATTTAAGGTTCTGATCAGTGTTTTGTGCTGCTACGTCAAAGACGGGCATGCCAACGAATGATCCACCGTTGTCGTTTTCTTCAACCTGAATAGGTTGCTGCATGTACTGGCCTTCATCCCAATCCACTGTACGTGTCATGAAACGAGCTGGTAGTACGCTGCCGTTGTGGATACCATCTACTACGTAGGGTGCGAGACTCTGTGCAGTAGTGGTAAGAATACCTGCGTAATCCATAATTACTCCGATTAATTTTTTTCGGATTACGCACTCCCTATTACAGGAGATTTAAAGCATGAAAAAACGCCCTCACAGGGAGGACGTTAATTCCGTTGCTTGCATAATAACACAACAGTGGTATGTGCTGCAATATTTACCCTGTTATGCCCATAACACTTAGGGCTTCGTTAGCATTGCGTGCAGAGCCTGGACGATACACTGGAGAGCTACTACCAGCAGGAGCACTTGAGCCGCCAATCATACCACCTCGTTCTCTAGCCAATTCCTTTTCTTTTTTGGCAGCCTCAATCTTGGACTCCTTAGCTTCACGGTTCTCTAGCTTATCAAGTGCATCCTCAAAGCTTTGGAGAAGTGGGCGACCGTCTTCTCTGCGTTTGTCGTTCTCCTCGGCCATAAACTTGAATACTGCATCACGACGCTCTGTGAACTCTTTGCTAGGATTGTTTGGATCAGCAGACACGGGCATTCGCTTGTCGGCCTGCAGCGTAGAGATTTCTTTATCCCAACCAGCATGTATATTCGCTAGGGTTTCGGCATGAGCTGCTTCCTGTGCGGCTGTTTTTTGATCGGCGTCATATGCTTCTTTGTCCGATTCCATTTTCATCACATCTTTAATGATCTGGAAAATCTGACCATTTGTCTTTGGCTCAAAGTCCTTTAGTACTTCCTCTAGGTTATCGCCAGGGTTTATGGTGATTTTCTCGCCGTTAGCGTCTTCTACTTCGAGAGCAAAGCTTGGCGCTTCTTCGGCTTCTGTGCCAGTGCTCGCTGTGCTATTGGATTCGTTGCTAGCAGCTGTCTCTTCGCCTCCCTGACCAGCTCCGGCTTCAGATTGTTCAGTATTGCTATCACTTCCATCGGTCTCATTTTTAACTTCCTCTTCGGTTTCAGTGTTTAACTCTTCTTCCGTGACAGTTTCAGGTTTGTTAAGCCCCAATACTTCCGCTACTTCTTCCGAGGTTGCTGTTTCCTGACCTTCCTCGCCATTGCTAGTATCTACTACAGCTGTTCCGTCTTCGTTCATGCTTTTATCTCCTTATTTATGCCGCTGCCGGCTGATTAATCGTTGGTTGGGGGCCTTGGGCTGCTTTAGCTTGCTGTTCAGCCTGCTGACTCTGTTGGGCGACCGCATTCTCTTGGTCAATTTGCTCATTGCCCATCTGTACTTCTTCCGGGGTTGGTAACTGAGTCTCCATTACACCAAGGGATGCTTGACCACGCTGTAATTGAGCGTCTATAAACTGGGTAAGTTCAGCCTTTGTGCCTTCATCCATGTTTGGGTTATTTAGGTTGCCATCGAGAATATATTTGTTGAGGTAATCAAAGTATTCTTTGGGTAGGCTCTCGCGGAATGGTGGCTGTTGGCCAGTCTTCACGAGCTGAATGTCTACAAACGCATCGCGGTTAAATACTTCGTCTTTGGAATCTTTCATATAAGCTGCCGGATCAAGCGTATATTCAACAACTCGCTTAGCGTATTTCTCAGCGTTGCCCTCGTCCATGATTTCCCAGTATGTTAATGGATCGATCATCTTTTGGCTGGCGGCTTTGTCAGCGGTTGCACGGCGTTGTGCACGGTCAATAGGCATAGATGTGCCAGCCTTGACTTGGATTTGCACGTTAGTGTCTAATTCGGCAGTGTTGATTAACACGTAATCAAATTGGCTGTTCTCACCTGTAAATCTGAATAGTTCCTCTTCATTGCCATACACGAGCAGGAATTGAGCCATGAGGGGATAGAGCCGTGACATCCCCGAGTCAATAGCGTCTACGATCTCTTGCTGACGACCGAATGCCTGATCACGTACCAATACATCTTGGCCAAGCGTGTTGTTTTTGGACTGCTCGCCACGGAATACGTTGGGCGTACCAAAAGCGTTATCTATGCCGTTACGAGAATCAATCTTATCCTCATACACTTCCGGTTGCAGGCGGTCAGCCTTCCAAACATCGAACACGTCTCGGATGCTTCGGGATTCTGTATTAGATACATCCAGTTCGAGTACCGTATCACCCTCGAACTGCAAGAACTGCGATTGATCATCCCCCAGTGCTCCACTCGCCACCACAGGCATACCAACACTACCCAGCCCAGCATTTTTAGATATCTGTTCGCTGCGTGTGTCTACATTCTTCTGTAGATATTTAGCTTGCTCTACAAAAGATGTCTTGTCGATAAAGGAACGGCCATCATTTAGGACGTTGAAACATACGAGTGGCATCATGTGAAAGTCTAGGAAGTTTGTTTGTCCATAGCGCCAGTTAGGATCACGCATGCCACCTAAGTACATACCGTTGTAGCTCCATACGACTACGAGGTCTAGACCTTCCTCTTTATCAGGGACAAACAACCAGTCTTCATGAATGACGTGCTCTTGCTCAAGCTCTTGTTTGGGTGTATTGTTGTCAATCTTGAAGGCTTCTTTGATCTGTTTTTCCATGTCGGGGAACATGGTTAGCAAATCCTCTACGCTCTTGTCTAGGCAATGGCGGAAGTATCGAGGCTCTTCGTATGGCTTGGCTTTGTGGTCAATGATAATAGATTCAGCGGGTACGTATTCAACCGTGCAGAAGTTACGGCGCATAGCATCATAGCGCAGCTTCAGATAACCACGGCGAACAATCATTGCATCTTCTAGGGCAAACTTTGCCTTTTCCCTTACCTTCTCAGTTTTGGCCTTAATATACAAAGCCTTCTCGATGTCCTCGGCAAACTTAGTAGCTGCTTGTGCCGTTGAGCTTGGATATACTTCGGGTTCAGTAATGCGGCTCGTCACATACGGCACAATTGTGCGAACCGAGCTAAAGATACGGTTATCAAGAGCACGTTCTTCGTTATCCTCATCATCTTCAGGCATTTCACCTAGGTAAAGTTTTGTGTTTTCCTTGGTAACCTTATCGAGCTTATACTTGCTATCCCAGTGTTCTTTAGAGGCGGTAATACGACGATCAAGCATTTCAACAAGCTCTGCGCCGTTCTGCTGGAGGTTAAGTACTTTAGGCTCGTCGTTGGTCTGGTCGTCGTTTTTCATATAAATAAAAAAGCCCCCAAGTCAATTAAGACTTGAGAGCTGTAATAAGCTGCTTGCTGGTATTATACCACGAAAAAAGAAAACCCAGGCCTGTGCCTGGGTGGTACTTCGGGTTGCTTAAGCTAGTACCATCTCCGTTTCTATGTAACTACATTATACCATACTAGAGCTGTCTTTTAACGTATTCTAGCTCATCCTTAGTAAATATCTTTTCAGCTTGTTTGGGGTACAGCCTATAAAACTCTGCGTTAGGGCCGATAGCATTGTATGGCTGCACTGTATCCTGTGCGTGTTCTTCGTATTGCCTGCGGCGGTCGAAGCTGGCAATCGAACCTAGCGGCCTACCATCCGTGACTACTTCAAGGCGTTTGCTGGCGCACATATTTGGGTAGTACTTGCCATCTATGTAAACACTTACGGGTTCGCATTGGCCACACTCACTACAGGTCATGAATTTCCTGCGCCTCTTTAATTTTCTTCAATTGCCGGGGCATAATCTTCAACACCTTGCCACCTTTGCGGGTTACATGCTTTGGGTCGTAGGCGGGTGGAGAAAAAGACTTAACCACCCGGCCTTGCAACTGCTCGCCTTTTAGGATGCTGTCCAGTCTCTTTGGCGTAATCGCGTTTTCAACTATGCTGGCATCTATATCAGCGTACCTAGGCAACCAGAACTGCCACCACTGCTTATTTATTGGTAGCTTCATCTTCTTCAACCTCTGTAATAGTAGTGCCCATAGTAAGCAAAGCCCCGGCGTTAGCAAACGCATTCTTGACTGTCTGTAATACAACCTTGGTTGGGTCAACTACGCCGCTTTCATTAAGATCAGTAGGCTCATCGGTCATAGCTTTCAGGTTGAAGCCTTTGCCATAGCCAGCCTTTAGAATCTGCTGCTTGCGTAGGCCGCTATCTTCTGCTGAATGTTCCATGAGTAGCTTGAATGGCTTTTGTAGTGCGTCACTTACGAACCGCTCAATCTCTAGCTGACTAGCAAACAGTAAGGTAGTAGCACCACCAGCAACGACACCACTGCTTAATGCTGACTTGCAAGCCTCTACTGCATCCTCAACCCTAAAGAATAACTCCTCACGCTCTACATCGGTTGCGGCACCGATCTTGAGGATGGACACCTTGCCAGCCAGCTTAGCTAAACGCTGCTCGTATGCTTCTTTTTGGCTAGGGCTAATGTCGGTGTCAGCCATTAGAGTTTTAATAGTCTTAATGCGCTCAGCTATCTCGTCGCCAGTTTTGTTGTCGCCAAAGATCACGGCCTTGTGGCGCTCGATAATAGCGCCCTTAGCTGTGCCGAAGTGGGCAGATGTAACCTGCTTGAACTCGTCAGACTCTAGTATGAGCCGTGCGCCTGTATACGTAGCAATATCTTCAAAGTAGTCATGCCCATCGCTGCCATATGCAGGGGGAGGCACCACCAAGCACGTCAGACGGCGTACCGAACCATCCTCTAGATTAATATCGTTGCTGAGTGCCCATAGCAGTGTTTCGTAAGCTGCACTCGATACGTCGCCGATAATGACAGATGGGTTGTCTTGTTTGATAAGCAGGTCGAGTAAGGGGAGTATATCAGAACGTGAGCGCAAAGGTTTTTGCGTGACAAGTATAGTCGGGTCGCCTAGTATTGCGCGTGCTGTAAGGTCTTTGAAGCCGCTGCTAAACATATAGCCAGTTATCTTGTCTACTTCAACAAGTGGAGCGTTCTGATATTCCAGGTTAATAGCACCGTCTGCGCCAACATCCCACACTAAGTCACTGATCATCTGGCCTAGCTGATCGTCACGGCATGAGATAGTAGCTACCTGATCGAGCATCTTTTTATCACACTTCTTAGACTTGGATTCAACATACTTAACAATAGTGTCGCGGTCTTTGTTCAGACTAGCTACGACTTCGGTTGCATCCGTGCCGGCTACGATTTGCTTATAGCCTGATTTGTATAGTTCGGCCATAAGAATGGTAGTTGCAGTTGTGCCGTCACCAGCAGTTTTAGCAGTCTTGTTGCTTGCTTGGTATACGAGTTTTGCACCCATGGTAGCTAGTTCAGTGTCTAGCTTCTTGCCAGGGCCAGCAATGTTAAGGGCTACTGTCACACCGTCACGAGTAGTCATTGGGTCAACATAGCGCTTCTTGATAAGCACGGTACGGCCACCAGGGCCATATGTTGAAGCCACCGCCTTGCTGATCATTTCAACACCCCGGGCTATTTCGCGGTGTGCATTTGCATCAAATTGAATATCTACGGTCTTATCTTGCATCACTTGCTCTCCAGTTTAAATAATCTTTTCTTTGTACTCTTGTCTATTAGATCAACCCTGTGAATGTCTAGGTTAAGTTCCGTGCCATTCTCCAGGGTTACGGTTATTGCTTTCAGGATGACTCGGTTAGTGGCTCTAGCTTGTTTATTGCTCATCTTTAACGCCTACAATATCCCACCAGTAAATGAGCGCGTACTTCTTACCGTCATGCTCGAACACCTTGCCTGCTTCGTGGCCTTCGTTCCACATGATGGTTTTGCCAATCATATCCAAAAAGTACTGTCGAATATCTCCAAGATCTTCATCTGGTACAGGGTAATCTCGAACGGACATTATGCCCCCAACATCAGTAACCTTCCCCTCCCGATATACCTCGCCGCCAAAGCTATCGTCGCTACCCCTGGCCCATTTATCTATTTCTAACTCCACTAGTACGTGGTTGAAGTGTGGTTTATACATGCTTTACTCCTTAATCGCTTCATGAATGTCGCTGGTCATGCCTGGAAACCCAAAAGATTCTAGGCATGACTTTTCATACTCACTCATCTCGATATCCTCATTGTTCAATGCGGTATCAAGATCAAATTCCTGGATAAGACGGTTCTTTGCGTAAGTCAATCCAGCACGTTTTAGTGTGTTATCAGCACCCACGGGTAGTATGGTTTGTATTCGCCAGCCAATGGACTTAGGCATAGCGTCTGGCTGTGATTCGTCCAAGGGTGACACAAGATACAATACAGCGTAGGCCATCAACACCTCAGCACTCCATTCATCATTAGCGACTGGCCGTACATTCTCTTTACGATATTTACTAAAAACTATCTCATTGTGGTATTTATTTGCTAACATGTCTCATCTCCTTTTAAACCCTAACGTGAAACCTTTGCTTACAATGCTGAAACCTACACCGAGCCTCTAAAGGGCCGATCCTGGTTTGCTCAATCATATTCAGCGGTACTATGTCATCAACTACGGACGTAATGCGGTCACTGATGCTAAAGAATGCCTTGCCGCACTCATAGCAATAAACGTCACGTAGTTGTTTGGTTGCCTCAGCTGTCACATAGATAGTCTGGGGCTGCTTGTTTAGCTCCATAGTGATCTTGCCGCGTTCTACTTGCATAGCAATGGATACGATGTACTGTTGGGAACACTTGCCACAGTGCGAGCGTATTTGGCCATCAGAGCCTACATGAACCTCGCCAGGCATGTCATTAACCCCTAGGCGAAATATCTGGTCGCCATTACGCTCCAACACTTCCCTGCCGCACTCAAAGCAGCTAATGAGTCGGTAGCGCATACCGTCTATTGCACGTAGCGATAAGGATATAGGCTTATCGGCGAAAGGACTTTTTAGCATGTGCTCTCCTAAAGTCTAGATTTAATCTCATTGTTCCATCGGGGTTAACTGTCATGGGGGGCATACGGCCGTTGTTCACGTTGGTTCTTACTACACGACCGCCTGTCTGCCCATTGGGCTGCGGTTTCTCTGTCTGGTACAATTGCCATACTCCAGCGAGCGATAGAATAAGGTCGTCAGTCGAGCCTTCTTCTGCCTCGGCCCGCCAACCGCTCGGGGTTTTGTGCTTTACAAAGCTGAACATCTCGTTAACTGTAGGTTCATCATAGATAGTCACGAGCATGTTATTAATTAGGTCTTCCACTCCTGACAACATTGCCGGGCGCGTAGCTGAATTAGTATTCCAGCCCAATTTGTCACTGCGCTTTAATTTGCCGTGTTCGTCAAGTTTGTATTGGCGGTATATTATAAACTTCTCGTATTTGTTAAGCCTGGCCAGCCGTTCAAGCTCGTAGCCACCACCGTTGTTTGTCTCGTATGCTACCACTGGCTTGATACCAGTCTGGTCGTGTATCCATTCCAGGGCATTCTTGAGCTTCGGGGTCACATCGACTATCGAGCCTTCATAGTGCAGCACTATGGGTATGTCTAAGGCTTCCCTACTCAAGAAGTGGGCGGCATTCCAGTCGCTACCTTCCCCGGCTGTATCTACGAACACGATAATAAACTCGCCCTTACGTAACTCCCTGTATTGCCTAAACATGTCTTTATCTAGCGGATTCATAGAGCCATAGCTTTCTGTACTCTCTTGAGGTAGTCGCGCATCGCGTATGTATCAAAGTAGGGTAAGCCAGATGTAAGGAACGCGTCTTGTGGGGTCATTGGATACTCTTGCGTAAATAGTCTGCCTAGCTTCTTCTCGCGGTTGTCTAAATACTCTTGGTCGTACTCCCACATGGGCGAATAGAATAGCGCAGCAAAACCCTTCTTGTTTAGAATTGCGGCATCCCAGAACGCCTTATATGAATTAAATCCATTAGCAGTTGTTTCAAATATAGTATGTGCACCATCTACTAATGCCTCGCCCACACCAGCCAGCAACACCTCTACATCATCACAAAATGCAACCTCTGTAAGGTGCAAGAATGTAATGTCATCACCACGTCCAAAAGAGGTAGACTTGGCCGTACCGACACGCAATGTATTAATCCACTCCTCACCCGTTTCCTCGTCTTTGCATTCAAGTACCAACTCTTTCTTTGAATTGTATTTGAGTGGTAGTTTAAACTCTTGTTGTAGTTCCAGGGATTTCTTGCGCTCATAGCTCTTAATGTAATGCTTAGCTCTCGCCAGCTGTTTAACCGAAGCATCGGCATCAAAAGACATAGAGACACATTTTTCATTCTTGCCATTTATAAACTTGGTCGTACCTACACCTAGAGCGGTAGAACTAAAGCCCATCTTGCGAGCCTTGAGAATCAAGATATTTAAGTAAACACTCATCCAGTACAAGAAGTCATCTTGTGCGGGCTGCTGTGTGAATGGCACCTCTTGCTTCTTTTTGTCCACAATAGTGAAGCGGTCAGACATAAAGTCGCTGTAACCGCGCCAGTTAAAGCCTGTATGGCCCCTAGGCTCATTATTCTGTAGGGAATTCAGGCCTTTGTATGGTTTATATTCCATACTTTTCCCTATCACCATTTACGACAGTACCGAAATTAAAATTAAAGGTAGGCGTGTCCATACGAGGCGCAACAATTCTCATTGCACGGTCGTGACCTTTAAGTTGTGTTTCAACACTGTCGCTGTTTAAAGCATTAGTAATTGGCTTTATGATCTTTTCAAGGGTAATACCTTGTTTTTCAAGCTCTGACTGCAACGCCTCTTGCACATTAGGCTTTCTTAGTACCTCGCTGGCTGTAACGGATAGAGTCTCAGGGCTGCCTGAGTATCCAGCATCACGTGCTGCATCGCGCTTCTTTTTACCCTCAGCGATTCCCTTAACAAACTTTGCCTGTTTGACTGTTATCTTGGGTGCCTTACTTGCCATTAGATACCCTTAACCGAAGCGTACCGTTTCGCCCTTGGCTTGTTTGTGATTTTCGTATAGAGACTCATAGCGAGAAGCATTAAGCTTCCCGCAACAATATGGGGGACGGTGCACTAAAAAAGTGCAAAGATGTGGTTAACACACCTCGCTACAAGTCTATTTGCACCGGACCCTTTTGTTAGGTACATTATACCATTTTACGGTGCATAGAAAAAGCGGAGTAGTTAGCTCCGCTTCCCTTATTTTGGCAACCTACTGTGTTCTATCCAGCAGCGCCGTTGTGAGTTATAAGCCCAGACAATACCGTTACTGGATATAGTAAATAGTGTGTAGCCGTTACCATTTGGTAGGACTGTAATTGTGGTGTAAGACATTGTGTCTCCCTACCAGCCTGTGTTGCTTCTATTATACTATACTATAGCCATACAAAAAGACGGCCGTTAAGCCGCCTCTCCTGTTTTTGTTTTTCCAACCTTACGCCTTCACTGCCGTTACTAAATAGTTTAGGTCATCTGATTCAAACGTTTCATGATCAATGCCTAACATATTGTATGTCTTTCCTTCACAATCAAATGTATAGGTCTCTCCACGCTGTAGCTTATGGGAGATATGGAATGCCTCTGCTACGTCTTCTGTATTCTCTGCGGTAAATCGGAAACTCATACCTGACAAACGTACAATCTTCATACTGGACACCTCTTTGATTTGGTTTGGTATTATCTGGTGTCCATAAATAAAAAAGGACAACCGCTCTACGATTGTCTAGACCGAAATAACAAGCTTGCGCTCACTATCTTTATAGGCGGTTGCCCCTTTTCGAGTACAAGCCGCCCTAAAGGGCACTATGGTTATTTTCAGTCTAGACTCTGTTAGTATAGCCTAACAACAAAAGGAATATCAAACTTATGGAACTTTGTACGCTATTTATTATAGCTGATGCTGGTTGTGATATACGCTATAAGTGTTTCCGCGTCTTTTGAAGCACTGAGGTTGTTGAAAGCCCTAGATTTATGCTCTATATGGTATAAAGATGGGGGCAAAGTGGTGTCTTTGCGTCTGCATCAGTAAACCTAGGTGTAAAGTCTAGCTTTGGCTCCTCAAGTTTAAGGTATTTGTTGCCCTTATCATCGTATAAACAGACAAACATGCTGCCGCCTATGTCCCTATGCTCAATGTGAATGATCTTTGGCAGTTCTTCTTTGCTCATATACGTAGTAGCTCCTAGCCTCTCACTTGGCATATACAATTCTATTACACTTATCGCAGACGATTACATTAGTCGCTTCGCTATCGTAACAACTCTCGCAATAACCGGACTCTATATAGATTGTTTCCATGCGTTCCGTCCAAGGTGCGTTGCAGTATATGCATAGTTTTGGCTTTTCCTTTGGAGCCAGTAGCTTTGTGTCGGCTGGTAGTGTGAAGCCAAATGCATCGCCGTACTCACGGAGGTGGAAATGGTCATCCTGCGCAATGTTACTGCCTCGAACGGTTTTATCTTCGCTCATATGCTAAGTATCCTCCATATTAGTTTACTTTGAAACAGTTCACATCTTTGTAGTGAATGTGAACTGTTTTGGGGTTTTTGTTTACGTTATGTAACTGCCATGTAAGTAACATTTAACATCTACCCCTGTTGTTCTTGGTTTGGGATGTATCATTTTATGTGACTGGGATTTAACAAAAAGCCCCGCTGAAGCTTGAGCTAACGCGGGGTGATTCAGTTGCTAGACTTTCATCGGTATCTAGCTTGAGCCTGAGTTACCTGGTAGAGCCAGTACCCCTTTCGAGGTGACGTACAACCATAGAACACGTATGAGTTACGGTGCTTATATTATACCATTTCCTGTTACTTATTAGGCTTCGTACCGTGGCTTTTGATGTGTAGATCGATGTCACTTGGCATCCAGCCGATTGTGTTACATATGTGGCATTTAGGCATCTTTTTTCCTTCTATTGTTCATTCGCTTATTGTAGCAGGGTTATCGTATCAAGCATTAGTCCCCCAGTCTCTTGCAGTCCTCCATCTTGTGTCCATCATATATTGGCACACCGCCCTGATCTATGCACTGTTGGTGGGCGCTCTCGAACTTATCAGGTGAATGTCGTGTGTTATCGAGTATAGAGTTTAGAGCTCCTATAGTTATCCAAAGACATATGAATACAGCGACTATGGCGCACAGAAGCCACCACAATTTATCTGTGTTATACATTTCGTCTTTCCTTTCTTATATAGAGGGAGGGGCTAGCCTGCCTGATTCATATTTGCGCCATTGTCTTTTGGTCGCACAAGGCGATGGTTTATGTAGTTTTGCCGGCTTTCTTATGCAACCCTCCGTATGTATGCCGTAGCGTCTGTTTGAACAGCGGCATGTCGTATCAGCTACTACGCTAGGGTACGCACCTGTGTAAGTGCTTGAATCTACTGGCATATATTTCTATTCCTATAGTTAGTTATCCACAGCTTTAAAGAAATCCTTTAAAGTCCGTGAACTGTTTTATTGTGTAGCATGAGGTCTTTGACACTCGCATAGTACGGTGATTCTGCGCATCGACCACATTTTACAGGTTGTTGTGGCACTTCTAGGTGACAGGTTTCTATATGGTGGTTATGGGCGGCTATAAGCTCGTTAAGCCTGTTTGCCACTGCTATTACTGCGTTTTGGACGTGAAGGATCTTATCGAGCTTGTCTGCCTCCTCATCTACAATCGCTTCTACTTCCTTTGCTAATTTGACGTATTCTTGTTTACTGATGGCTACAGGTCTACTCTCTTTCTGTTCTGGTATAGGCGGGGTAGCAAGCTTGGCTAGGCGGCCTTTTATATAAGGGCCTACGCCGATGCTGTAGGGCATATCGTCATTCATAGCGCTCTGAAAAGCTACGATGCCTTTTAGCTCTGCCTTAAGTTCTGTATTGATGATCTGCTGTATAGCGGCAACAGCCTCATCCTCTGCTATGCCGCTCTTTTCAGAGTATTTGGCGCTTTGGATGATGTGGCGTATTTCGTCTGTTGTTTGCTTATCCATCTATTTACCTTCTTCTAGCTTATCCAGGGCAATGCGCTGCTTGTGAAGCATACGATTCATAGCCTTAGAAACGCACTGTGGGCCACAATTCGGTTCGTCCTGCCATCGAGGGCAATCAGGTTCATGAAGTACATTCATGCCGATGACTTTCTCAGCTACCTCACTCAATACCTGGGAGCGGGTTTGTTGGCGGTCGATCTCGCGGCCTAATGCAATCTTGGTGAACTCCTTCTTGCATTGGTCGAGCACAGTCCGGCACGGCTCACAGAGGTTATCATATAGACAGTCAACCCACTCGCCATCAGCCCCTTCCACGTAGTAGGGAAACATTATCTGCTCACCCTTTGTGATTAGCCTGCGCCATTTTCCGCAACGCTCGCATTGGAGGCGTGGATTGTCTTCTTCTCCTAATACTGGAGGAGGGGTAGCCTCAGCTTCATCTTGCTCCGCTTGGTCGGCCATCCACCGCTGTTCTTCTTCGCATGCCAGTGGACTTTCTGGCTCCCAGTCGTTGCTCATACTTCAACCTTTCCGCAATATATCAGCACAAGTGCAACTGCAAAGAGCGTCACCACCATTACGGCATCTCTTTTAACAAAGCCTACATATATGAATGCCGCCGATATAGTAATAGCGACTACCGTGTATGCCGGCAGACTATACGTCATTTTGCTCATAATCGCTCCTGCTCTGGCAAGGTGGCCTGTTCTAGAAATTCTTGGATTCTCCAGTCTACGCTTCCGGGTACGGCAAAATTCTTACCGCCATAGGTATCCTCAAAGTAGCTGCTGTGCTCATGAACCCAGTCGAACATATCCTTGATCGGAGTCACTAGATCATCGGGTATTGTGTGCTTCTCCCTTACCGTGAGTTGATTGGTGAAGAGGGACATGATGGCATCAGTCGCATCATTGGTTGTCATGGGGTAGCCGTAGCCCTTGGCGCGATCTACTAGCTGTGCTATTTGCTCCCGTAGATCTTCTGTACTGTCCTGGTTGGTGTTAGTAGTCATGACTTCAAACTCCCGTTAAATGCTAGGGCACAAGCTTCGCATGCAAATAGGTTGCCTAAGCACTTACCGTTTTTGTAGACTGACTGGGCAAAATAGATTTTGTCGTCATCGGCGTGTTTCTTCTGGCATCCTGGGCATTTGCCGTACTTGCGGCGGTCTTTGGCCTCTCTTTCTTCGGGGCTGTATCGGCTATGCTGCTTAGGACGACGTGCCCCTATGAATTCTCCAAACGTGCCCCAGTTTTCTGGAGCTATAAACTCAGTCTCATATTTGTCGATAACTGTGCGTGGTTTCGAGGTATAAATTACCCGTCTTTCTTCCATATCTATCTCCTTATTGGTTATGTGGGGGCACTACAGTGTTCTTGGAATCAAAGTGGCGTTTGTATGCCTCGTTCTGGTCGTCTATATGCAGCTCCACGGAATTATTGGTAAGCTCCCAGTAGACATGCGTCACTCGTGCACCGCCCCAGCCTTCAATGATGAATATAATGTCACCCTCTCGTGGTATGCACGACATGTCACCTTCCCAAACAAGAGTGGATTCATTGCGGCTATTGAAGGTGTCGGCGTAAACTGATACTTTCATAGCTTTCCTTCATTAGGCTTATATACAGGGGTGGTGAGGGCGTTCTTGATGTAGCTCTGTTCAAAGCAGGCTACAACATCTGTTGCCTCAAGTTCATTATCTACATCGTTATCGACAAGTTTGTTTAGGAAGGCTGTGGCTGCGTTCCGTTCTTCCAGCCGTGCCTCTGCCTTGGCTGCTTCAAGTTGGGCTGCAACCTCTGTTCTAGGTAGCATGTACTGGTCGCAATAGATCATAACCTCACTTACGATATTCTTGATTGCCTCATCTGCCGTTACAAGATCCCAACCCCACTCAGCTAAGCCACCCTCTACAATTGATGCTAGATTTGAAAATCGGGCTTGGTGCAACTCGTCGCGCTCACCCCCAGTCGGATACGTTTTTGGTGTATCCGTAACTGACTGAGCTTCACTACTCATACTATTCTGCTCATCAATAGAGCGCTGGATAGCTCTGTCTAGTACTTTGCTAGCTTCTGGGCTGGGATTTGGGCTTGCTACGTCTGATAGGGTTACTTTTTGGTTGCAAGCAGCACAAGGGCAGCCGTGGGCTTTGGATGGGTTAGTGTGGATGGTCATAGCTCCTCCCACTTTTTAACCTCATCAAGATCCCACTTACCGTTGAATTCCTTGTAAGTAAGCTCACCGTCTTTAGCCAAGAGGACAATCGTGACATTATGTGTGTAGGTTTTTGTATTATTACGCGATGTCTGGTGTCCTAATGTTCCATAGGAAAAATCACTGAAGTCGTCGCTCTCTGTAAAGGTACGCTTTTCATGTTTAACCGAGATTACTTTAATTTCTGGTTTGATTGATTTAAAAAATCCCATTCTTATTTCTCCGTTCCTGGCTTCTCAGCCACTAAATCTGTCGCCTCCCTATAACTACAGCCAGGTATGTCACATATCCAAAAGAGTACATACCTGGTTTGACTGTGTATGAGGCGGGTTTGATAGACTCGTTTGTATTGGTGTTTATGGTCTGGGGTCTGGTTTGGCATGGATAGCCTCAAGTTCAGCGAGACGCTCTTTTATCCAGATATTCTGCCCACCACAGGCATCTAGGGCGAACATAAGCGTTTCTCTCCTAATAGCATCATCTCTACTCTGTAGGGTGGAAGCGTAGCCTGCTATTAGTTCTGGACGGCTACCAGGGTTGGCTACAATATCTTTAGTGAAGTCTTCTAGTAGTTTTTGTGGGGTGATCATTTGTGTTCCTTATACTCATGTTTAATTGCTAGGAAAAGTCCTGCTCCTGCTATCATTCCCGTGTAATCAAGTGGTGTGGTCCAATCAATAAATGCGAAAATTGCTATATAGAGTAGGAACTCAAGGGTTATCTTGATGGTGGTGTTCATATAAACTCCTTTATTTGTTCTATGGTTCTTAGAGCGCTAGCAGCGGCCAGCGACGTGTTAACTTATTAGCGTGTAAAGGTGACTGCTTTGACAGCCCACATTTGAGCGCCTTGTGCTTCGGTAATGGCCACGGAAGCGAGACGGGCGCGTTCGTCACGGTTTTCACCACGGTCACTGTTTAGGATGTCAATGATTGCAGCGTAGTGCTCTTTAAGTTTGTCAACCTTTTCATTCTTTGAGGGGTTAAAACCAACACCTACGGCTTTTTCGCCAAAGGTTGATTCGCGGCTGTTTTCTGAATCCATAATCACTCCTTACTCGCTGGCTGCTGTAAACGCTCTATATGGTATTCTCCCCACCTTTGGTAGTGGGGTGGGGAGAGGTGTTTGGTTAGGGTTTGATCCACTCCCTAAAAGGCTCGCGTTGTGTTGCCTCTGTTTTGTCAGCGAAGCAGTACGTTTGACCGACCTGTACAAGCTCGTCAGTATTGAGCACGCCACCACCATCGCCACGTATGTAGTAGGATGTGTCGTACTTGTGCCCTACTGCTTGTACCTCAGTTATCTTCTGAGTACTTATACATGTCTTCTTGTAACCACCACCAAAGAACCACGCTATCCAGATTACAAACGAAACTAGAGACGAAATTACGATGGCCATTACCAGGTAGTCTACCCAGGTATTTTTCGGGATTTCTTCATCGTCTAAATAGAATCTAGGCATACCTACTCCTTAGGCCACTTATCCCTCCAGGGATGGGCTTGTTTATTACTTACTTTTACCGCCACATTGGATGCCAATCTACGTATCCTGCGAGAAATAGATAGAACCATATCGCAAGTACGCATATACCAATCACGAGTATCAAGATGAATGCTGCGCCTATCTTTTTTAGTTTGTTTGGGTTCGATGTAGCCATTCCACCATTCCCTTTTAGTTTTGGTTACTGTCATCTTGTGGTTTCCGTCCCCCGCCCTTCGACTTCTTGCCGCCTAGGCTGGCAACACGCCTACGAGTTTCGGGTGATGCGGCTGCTAGGCCGCGTAGTTTCTTTACTGGTTGGTTTGTTGGTTGCATATTGTTAATCCTTCTTAAGTTTGTAATCTGCCCAGAGCTGCTTCATCATCTTTGATTTAGCTTCACGCTGTGGGTTGGTGTAGGTTCGTTTTGACTTTCTGCCGCCTCTTTGCCCGGCCTCCCTAGCTAATTCACGGTTCGCATAGAAGCCGCCAGTTGTACCCTTGCGGCCACCTATTGCGCCAATGCGCCTGTAGTAGTCGGGGCCATATCTCTTAGTGTTAGTGTCCCGGGCGCTTTGACCACCTTCTGTTGTTCCTGCCATCTAATTGTCCTTACTACCCTTTAGGGCATTACAAGTGCCACACGAGGGCTTTAATAGTTCTTTAGTAAATCTGTGTTGTGGATTCCGTGCCTTGCTTTTGGTGTGCTCGACATCCATTTCTTCGGGCGTTATCCACTTGTCGCACATGTAGCAAATATAAAAACCCTCGTGATTTGGAGGGTTGTCTTTGCGCCACTGTTGGCTTTGGGCTGATAGCTTCTTACCTATTTTGCCTTGTGGCTTCATGGGCTTGCTTGGCTTCATCTGCTTTCTAGGCTGCAAGAAGCACTGCATGGTTGTGTGTGAGTTTCCACCACAAAGTTTGCAGGGCTTGGTTTTCAATCCTTGCATTTGCACCCCCTTGGCTTGCCTTTTTCTTTGCCACATTTAGGGCACCACCTATGAATCACCATATTCTTCCAGGTCTCGACGGCGATAGGCTCTTATTGATTTGGGGAGGTCGCTCATTTCTCCCCCTTATACGTATCAGCTAGCCAGTTCATAAAACCATCTACGCTTTTGTGATACGCGCCCTGACCGTCATATGCGGTAGGATCATATGATTTGTAGTCAATGGACAGCCTGTAATCATCAAGCGCTTGATATTCTTTCCAGTAAGCGAGTAACTCTTGTATCATTTCAACCCCCATAGCCTAATAAGCCGTTTATGTGAACTTGGCTTTTTAGCCAATGCATACCCGCACACCCGAAAGTCGGAGTGCTGGAATACCCCGCCGATTGTGTTTCTATGCAAATAAGCGGGTTTAGGGCAAACTTCTAGCACATCCTCGATAGTTATCGCCAAGCGTGTTTTGAGCAGCTCCCTAGCTGTTTTCCGTGCTTCTGCTAGCCATTGCTCCTTGCTTTGGGCAAAGAGGTCTAGCATTGTCTGTGGTGCGTTCATGCAGCCGTATCCTGCTCGTAAATGTTCTCGAACTCAGTCTCAACGTCTGGCACATATTTGCCGCCGCTAGTCAGGTCTTCGTAGCTTAATGTGTCAGCGGCCATATCCTCAGCCATAGCGTCAGCGTCTTCTATGCTAGGCGCGTCTATAGTCAGCTCGCCCCGTATCGTTGTTTTAAATTGGCAAATGTATTTACCCATGTATATCCCCTGCTCTAATTGATCGTTAGATTCATTCAAGAGTTGCTTTGATCTGATCTATAAACCGCTCAGTGGCAATTGTGTAGAACGTTTCAAAGTCACCCTTTTTACCCTGCTGTTCCCATTTGCGGTACAATGCGCCGCGGATGCGCTGCGCTTGACTCTTTTGCCCTGTCAGTCCGTCCGGCTTATAGTCAGGCACATCAGTTGCTTCTAGCTCGGTTGGCGAGAACAGCAACCATCCTTGGCTTAATAAAAGGGGGAGAAGCTTTGCGGCCTCTTCCCCTTTTAGTTCCTGAGTGTTGAAGATTAACTTATATGTTCTGTCTGCTCTGCTCTCTACTTTTAAAAGCTGAGCACTTAGCTGTACTTTCATTTTTGACTCTCAACAACGGCTGGTAGTGCCCACTTTGGTAAGTTAGGCGGGGACCAGTAATACTTGGTTTTCGTTTCCTTGTGATAGTAACTTTCTGTGTGCTCATCGCGTTCGCGGTATAGCTTTATGAAGTTACTCTCAAGGTTGTATAGGTAGCGACCGATACCCCATTGCACGCCTGCGCGTTTCATAGCTCCAGATAGGCCACCCTTTACAGCTTCTACCTGGGTATTCTCTGCGCCGTCCCACTTGGTTATCCACTCTTCACCAAACTTAACGGATATGCCGCAGAGTGTGCCGCCGTCAGGAGCCTGTTTGAACTCGTTGCGCCAACCCTCTATGCCGAATACGTCATCTAGGCGCTCTTGGATAGCTCGGTTAGTCACATAGGCCAAGACCATGGCCCAGCCGTCAGCATTACCCATTTGTTTAATGCCTGCCTGCTGGATGCGCCACTCAATATCTGATGGGTCGAAAGGCATTTGTAGCCGTTCACGGATACTTAACTCTGCCATATTATCCTTTCGGGTTACGCACACACCGCCGCATATATGTATCTTTGTACATTTCGACGTCGTGCCTGCCTTCTTTAGTTAGTGATTCTGTGTAAGTGTGCAGTTCGACAAGTTGGCCATCTTTTTCGGCTACTAATCGCCAGAGCTTGTGGTTTGCATCTGCTGGATTCTGCCAGGCTACATATGCCTTATGTACGGTTATGGGTACGCTCTTTAAGCCACCCATGGCTTTTTCCATTTCTGCCTTTTGCCAAGCTTGCATTAGAATGCCTCCCAATAAAGTTTTATGCGTCCATCTAGTTCACGGAACACACCGCCATCAGTTAGTAGGGTTATGTAATTTTCTGTCTTAGACTCATCAACAACGGTTATTTTAGTAGCCATTACTTGCTCCCCTGCTCGTACAGATACTTACCTAGTACTTTTAAGGCTACTGCTGCCATAAGGCCCCAGGCTACACACAGGGCGTACATTACTAGTTGGGGATAGTGGTAATCGTAGCCCTTAATTTCTAGGGCTGATGTGGCGAGTGTAGCTACTGCTGCTGCACCGATGACCATTTGGCTTAGGGTCTTAGCGGTTTTCTTTGCACCGTTCCAGTAGGTTTTGAATGTTGCGTTATCGTTCTTATGTAAATCTTTTAGAAGCTCTTTGGCTTCCCCTTTGGGTAATTCTTTACTCATAGTTATTTCTCTTTCGTTGGATTTAATAAGCGCCCAAGCTCTTTATTGAGGGGCGCTATTGTTTCTTTATATAGGGATGATAGGGAGGTCATAATTCTGCCACGAACTTATCGAAGGTATCTTCTTCGTTTTTGTCCTTTACGTGCGCCTCAGTCATAGCTGACACCCAAAGTTCGGACATGAGTTCTTTAAGCTCTGAAAGCTCAATTACTACAATCCCGTTCTTATTAGCTATAGCGTAATCATCTAGTCTGCTCATTTCAACAGCTCCGGATTTTCGTGAATATTACCCACAACCACAAACCGTGTAGCAGCATTTACTAGTGACTTGGCTCCGGGGCCACGTATGGGTATAGCTATATAGCCCGCGCCCTCTGCTTGCCATTCGATTATGTGCTGTACGGCCCCTCTTACTGGGGTTACAATGTCGCCCTCGTAGATGTCTGTCCCGTTCTTATCTTTTAGGCCTGTGTATTGCATAAGTGCGTAATCTTCGGCGTGGTACTTTTCAAAGCCGCCCTTATTGTCGAGCTTAAACACCAAAGACATGTCTCGATCCTGGTACATCACATAGGGGATATTTTTGCCTGCTCTTACCCAAGCTCTGAATTTAATCTCTCTCATATATTCCTCTCTAACACCACAAGCCCTTAAGCAGTACAGGAGCGACCACAATGGTGCTGTTTTGTTTCCTGTACTATTTAGGGGCTTGTGGGGGGTTATTGACGTTCAATTAATCTTGTTTCACTTAATGTTTTTGGGTAATTGCTAAGTACATTCTCTAGCACGAGGTATCTCTGTCTGAAGAATCGCCTTTTTGGTAACACGGCCTTTATTGTTGCCTCCTCGGCAAATACCGTACCCAGTATGTATACTTTCTGGCCTACTTTGAACTTTGGCATGTGCAGCCCCGACCTGTCATTAGCTCGCCATTATGTAAATTGCAATCTGATGCGTGAGGCATAACCAGGCAATAATCGCATGCACATCTTTTGGTGGGTTCTTCTGGTTTGGTAGAGTGTTCCCCTAACATCCTTGCGAAGAAGTCCGGGAAGCTATCACTTTCGTTAACATTCTTTGTAAAGCTGTCTGCAAACTTTTTGTCTGCTTTTGGGTGTTTTGCCATGTATGGCCTACTAGCTTTTCGCTTCATCAACTAGTTCTTTTAGCTCTTGGATAAAGTCGTCAACTTCTTCCCGCAGTCCTGGTATATGCCCAGTCTGAAATTCTTTGGGGATATACTCGGCTAATGTCTCAAACTTATCAATAATTGATCTGTCTTCTATGAATTTAACGGCGTCATCGCTTAGTTTCGGCATATTGGCCTCCTTATATGGTTTATGTGGTGGGGGTTACTTCTGTTATTTGGGCGGATTGGTCACGTCGGTCGTAGCTTCTGGGTCGGTCGTAGCCAAGTCGTTACCCTGTGTGTCAGCTTCTTGCGCTTTCACCAGCTCTAGCATCAGGCTCTCATACTCGTGTATATCTGATGAGTCTAGTTGCAGTGCTTTGATTAGGAACTCTCTGCAATTACCGCGTACTCTAAATCCTCTATAGAAATCTTTCATTCTATAACCCCATTGGAATGGTGAGTAACTATCTGATAGTGGTATGTTCGTATCTACGGGCATATTCTCAATCTGGCGCACTTCTCTGACTGTTAGCTCCTCGAAGTTTCTACCTCTCTCAAACTGCGGTATAGAAATCAACAATATGCTGTCATCAGTACGTTTCGTTTCAAAGTACACTCGGTTAAAGCACTGCTTAGCTACTACCCAATACTCATCAGTGGTAGCAACCACGTCGCTCAAGAACTCCTGGTTTCCCATAAATATCTCCTTAATTTTCGCTATTAGTGAGGGTATGGAGCTGGTCACAATGGCAAGTAGGCGAGCCACCCCACAAACCGCCTTGCTTAAGAACTATTCGCTGTCATAGGCTCCGACGTGAAAGGCGATTGCTCACTTGCCGCCCATTTCGCATAACAACTCACGGCGATGTGGTAGTTGACCTATTTTTTTGTGACCAACCCTATACCCTCGGGTGTACATCAAGCTGGCTGGTACTGGCGGCAATGTTACGTTGCATATTCGGCGCGTAACCGCTTCTTGTGCCTTCTCGCCGCCAGTATTGACTGCATAAGACTGGAGACACACTTACCAGTTCTATAGGCATGGAGCCTAGACACTTATGCAGCCAGCTAGCTTGATGTATGTACAAGTAGAGAACGCATGCAATGCGGTAGTAAGGCAGGGATTTGACCGAGACAACTATTTTAAGCACTATGCTTTAACGAGACCGACTCGATCATCTTGCGAAGCGCGCCGTGCTGTTGCTCAGAGCTACCTAGTTAAGGTAGATGTACTCGTATAGTCATCCTGCATGCCGCCAAGGTATAAAGCCTAGGGTATGTACACTGCTGAGGTGCGCCACCTATGC